AGGTAGTGTTGGTTCTGAATTTAGTACTTTGTTTACTATGTTCATTAATAATAAATTGGATAAGATGATTTCACCTGAAAATATCTTGTCACAAGATGAAACATATGTTATGAACACACTTAAGAGTCTAGTTGGTAAAGATAAAGAATATAGAGCTGATATCGCGTCAACATTAGGTACAAGGGTGTCTAACTATTTAGAGTTTTTCTCAAAAGAAAATACTGTTGAGAAACCACTTATTGAACGTATCAGTAAGATTGTTACCGAGAAAATATTTGCTACAGATGTATGTTATAATATGGTTAAGTCAATTTATAACAGTAATCCAAGTAAATTTAAGTTAATGATGTTGAATAAAGAATTAGTGAAATATATAACTAAATAATATGGCAGATCTAAAATGTATAACAAATGAGCAAGCACACTATTATAAGTTACTAGACTCAGATAAGTTATCACCAGAAGAGATCTGTAGGAAATCAGTTGCCTTTACTTTAACTCCTGATCCGGCTAGCCCGGGTTGGGAGTTTATTCATTACTATCAAGATTCTCCCCTCGATCAAAGTGGTAACTTAGTTCCTACCGAGTACGTTTATGTACTTGTGAACAAGTCAATGCCAGACATGGTTAAGATAGGAATGACAATTCGTGAAGTAGAAGAACGAGCAAAAGAAATATCAGGTGCAACAGGTGTTCCTACTCCATGGATTCCTGTATATTCTTTCAAATGTTTCAACTCATATAAATTAGAACAAGAGATTCATGAACATTTAAATGCTGTTCGAGTTGCGGACAATAGAGAAATGTTTTATATGCACTCTCGTGACGCTATTGACACAGTGAAAAAATTGGGCGATAAGTACACTATAGCCCCACTTTAAACGGTTATCTCCTATGGTTCATATATATTTATATAACGACATTTACCCCGTTAAATCCCCGGTAAAGGCCGTTGAGAAAATTTGGATGACCGCTATAACAAGTTTGGAATCCCAGAGATTTTTCCGTATTTTTTTAGAGCACTAAATTAATTAAAATGATTAATAGAGGAATGAATGGAAAAGTAGGAGTAAGAGTATTAACGTTAAGTGACTGTGATTATTGCATGTGGTTGAAAAGTGAATTAGACGGTTGCGGAATAACCTATGTTGATATTGATGCCTACCAACATTCAACATTTGCTGATGAAGTAGAAAATAGATTTAAAACAAAATATTACCCTATGGCCTTTGTGGAGGTAGGGGATGAGGTTATTACTATTGTCTCTGAGACTGAACTAGAAAGTAGTAAGACACTTCGTATATACGATACAATACCAAATTTGGTAGAAATTATAAAAACATATATTAAATGAGATACAAACAACCAATTGAGAGAAAGTTAGAACAACTTGAAAACATGTTAAACGGATTTGGAGCTAAATTTTCTGATCCTAACTTTAACATTATGGTCGCTAAAGAAATGCTTAGCATTATGAAAGACAAAATTGAAGAAATTAAAACATTACTTAACTCTGAAGAATAAAAAATTAAATTAGTTATGATAACACCAGAACAAATTAAAGACAATTGGGATAAATTTCTATCTAATATAGAACTATACATCTCAGAACCACGTAAACAACTATTACTTGAGTTTTATACTAAACATGAGGAACGTTTCATTATGATGCCTGCATCTCATAAATCTCAGTATCATAATTGCTTCCCAGGTGGTTATGTCGACCACGTGAATAGAGTAGTAGATGCTTCTCTAAAGATCACTGGTGTATGGGGTGCTTTAGGAGCTATTGATACTTATACAACTGAGGAACTAGTATTCTCAGCTATCAATCATGACTTAGGTAAATTTGGAGATGAACAAAACGCTGCGTACATTGAACAAACAGATCAATGGAGACGAGATAAACTAAACGAAACTTATATGTTTAATGATCGTTTAGAGTATATGACTGTTCCTGATCGTGGTTTACTTTTATTAATTAGTAATGGTATTATACCTACTAAAAACGAAATGATAGCTATCAGAACTCATGATGGACTATATGATGAATCAAATAAGGCTTACTTAATGGGTTTTACACCAGAAACTAAACCTCGTACTTCACTTGTGTATGTCTTACATCAGGCAGATTTAATGGCAGCTAGAATTGAGTTTGAAAAGGAATGGTTACCAAAACTATTAGGTCCAAAACAAGAAACACCTAAGAAAGAAAGTAACTTTAAATTAAATAAAAACAATTCGGCTGTGAAACAGAAAGCATTAAAATCAATGACTAATCCTGCTTTAGCCGAGCTAATGAAAAACATATGATAATAGGAATTATTTCAATCATACTTTGGGTAGGAACTGTATTCGGATATATTATCTGGAATCTAAATCGCAAAGTAGCCCAACTAGAACAAATTGCTACTCAGCAAAAAATTATTATTGATAGCGTTTCTGCTATAGTAGATGAGTCTGATAAAATGCTTAAATCAGTTGAATTAACTCAAGCATTCCAATCAGATGACCAAATTGGTTTCTTCTTTAAGAATTTACAAAACATTCAAGAGTCATTAAATCATTATCTTAAGAATAAGTAAACATGGCAGAAGAACAAGAAGTATTATTAACGAAGAAGGGGACTGTCCGTAAACGCAAACCTAAGAAGGCTAATGTTTACTTCACTCAAGAAACTGAGGATGCTATTATTGAGTATTTAAAATGTAAAGATCAAGATATAAGAAATAAAATATTCAATGAAAAAATTAATTATTCATTTCATAAGCTGGCTGAAAATATTATCCACACGTTTAAGTTTTATTACACAGAAGTGGATACTATTCCTGAGTTACAGCACGAGGTGGTGGCCTTTTTATTAGAGAAATTACACTTATATAATCAAAACAAAGGTAAAGCATTTAGTTACTTTGGTACTATTGCTAAACGATATCTTATCCTATATAACAATGCTAATTACAAGAAGCTAAAAGATAAAGCACCTGTTGAAGCTATTGATGAGGATAAATCAATATTCATTGATATTGTTAATAACAGTACTGATCCTCAAGTTGATGAACTTCCATCATACTTAAAACAATATACTCACTTTGTAGATGTTAATTTATTTGGTTTATTTCCAAAACAGAATGATGCTCGTATAGCTGACGCTATAATGGAGTTATTCCGTAAAAACGAAAATTTAGATATTTTTAATAAGAAAGCATTATATATCTACGTTAAAGAAATGACTGAAGCATCAACACCTCAGATAACTAAAATTATTAAGCGACTAAAAATAATATATGTTACTAAGTATAATGAATACTATGAACATGGTCGTATAACTATGAAGATCTAACTCTTTCCATCTTCCATATTTATATAAAACACCAATATGGATTTTAATCAAGTTTTATTTAAAGATAAAACCTTTTCAAGCTTACTAGAAGATATATACAAAAACGCTAATCGCAAGGAAAAGGAAATTAAAGCATTAATCGATCAACTGAAACCTATGATACAGGAGCCAGGTGACGCGATGATGCTTGTTCCTTTATTGAAAGAATACATGGAATTAGCAATCAAAAATGATGACGCTTTAATTAAAATGGCGGGCATTGTTCAACGTGGTATGAATAATACTGGCGGGAATGATGATAGCGGTATGTTAAGTGAGCGTGACAAGGAATTATTGTTTCAAGAAATTAGTGGTATTAAAATAGAAGAGCCTAAACAATTAAGTAATGGGTAAGGAAAATACTATAACAACAGGTAATGTTGGAGGTAAAAGAGTAGCTAGAACTGTAGGTAATGCATCAGGTGGATTATCTAATACATCTAGAAACTTAAGAGCAACTCCATATGATTATGGTATTGTGACATTTGTTGATAGTACTACAAAAGCTATATTTTATACTCCTGTTGAAGATAATCAGTCTTTTACTAAACCTGGGCAAGCTATTCCTTTATATCCTAACTCAACACAAGTACCAAAACAAGGTAATATTGTTCCTTTATTAAGAGCTCCTGATAGTAATGTAACAACATCAGGACAAGCTTATAGTAAAGTAACATATTATTTAGATTATATAGGGTTTAATGGAACTGTAAATGACAATACAGTAACTGTAAGTGGTACTACTAGTACTTCAATACCTGCTAAAGTAACATTAAATACAGAAGAATTACTTAATAATGCTAAGCTTGTTAAAGAATTTTTAAAATCACAAGGATTAACTAAAGAACAAGCAGCTGGTATTATGGGTAATATTCAAACTGAAAGTAACTTTAATCCATCTGCTCAATTTAATGACTTAAATGGATTTGTCAGTTATGGCTTAATTCAATGGAATGGAAAATATATTAGTCCTAATCTTGTAGGTAATACAGTAGAAAGTCAGATGAAAGCTCTTTTTGATACTAATGTAACACAAAATATCTCAAAATATCTTAATGAGGTAAAAAATAAACCAAATGAAACAGCTGAAACATACGCTTATTTATTCGCTAAAGAAGTAGAGATATGTTTTGGATGTAATGAGGGATTTGATATATATAAAAATGGTAAAAAAACTAAAAGTGGTGACACTTTTAAACCATATAAAAGAAGTGAATCCGCTTTAGATTTTATGAATAAATTTAATAACACTAGTGATCCTTTAGCTTGGTAATATGGCGAACGAAAAATTATATTATCCCCGTACTAACTCAACTGACAGACAACTTCTTCATGAAGATGGAGGTGGTGTTGTTATGACAGATCAGGGAAAGTTTATGTTTAGTTCTGTATCTCAAGAAAAATTAGAAGAATTAAAAGAACTTCAATTTAATGGGAACTTACCAACTGATTTCAATGATGTATCCATTATTGGAATAATGAGTCAAAACTCACAACCTCAAAACAATATTGAAGAAGGTAGCTCTAATAGAACTACATTATTAGACCCAACAGGAACAAACCCAGAGTCTCCAGCATCAAATAATATATGCGGTGGAGTAGAGGTAGATAATACTGAATTTCAAGAAGCAACTAAAATATTCTCATTATGGGAAGAATTAAATAGTAATGGTGGTGTTACTAATGTAGCTTTTTATGATAATAACAAATATGTTAAATCTACTGATCAATTAAATACATTATTTATAACTCCTGATCTTCAACAAATTATAAGTAAAGTTGGATTAAATAGTGCTCCTTTTAAAAATTTAGGATGGGCACAATATGGTAGTGGACAAATATCATTATTAGCTAATGCTGGTTTTATATACTCTGACTATTGGACTAAAAATAATAGAAATGATCTAGGTAAATTAAATAATCAATATCAAAAACAATTTAAACAAACATCCACTAGTCAGACTTTAAATAAAAATATATTTGACATTCAGACATTACCTTCTGGATTAAGAACAATGTGTCTTAGAACTAACTATAATAGTGGAAAAATATGGATTAATAGAATTTTAACTGCAATTGGACCAAACTATATGAATTCTGGTTTTGGTATAACAATAGTTGAGTCTAGAGAAGGGTCAGGTGGGTTACCATTTAATGATAAAGTTCAAAGATTTTTTACTCAATATGATCAAATTATAGCTCTATATAATCAAGATAAACAAAAGTTTTTAGAACAATTAGCTAAAGAAACTAAAGACTTTACTGTTAGACTTGTTGATCAAGGAAGTGATCCAAGATTTAAAGCTCAACCTGCTACTTTTAAAGATTTTTATTCTATATATATTGATTTAGCTTTAGCTATAGCTTTTAAATATAAAGACTGTCCTAATGAATTTGAAGTAGTAGGTAATGTAGCAAATCAACCCACACAAACCACTAAAAAAACAGCGAATAAAGTTTCAAATAAAAAGGAAATTGAAAGTGAAGACGAGGGATTATATCAAATTGAATTTGATGCATTACCAACTAATGAAAATGAAGTAGTTGATGATTTTAAAAATACAGGAGTTGATGAGAATGGAGGTGGTGTCAATGACCCTAATGAACTTATAAGAAGCTCAAAAAATGTTGTTGATGTTTCTAATGAGAAAAAAACTAATCTTAGTTTAACTGTAGTCACTATTAGTTTCCTTTCAGGTAAAGGAACTACTGGTAGTACAGCCGCTGGTAGTACAGCTGGGGGTGGATCATTATATACTATTAAAAATACAGGTATTGTAACTGATGATGTGAATAACGCTTTACTATCCTGTAAAACAGGAGCTAAAAATGTTTTAGAAGTAGCTGTTAGAATGAATCCAAAAGGAGCAGGTGTTATATTTAATAATTCATTACCTGAATGGGCTTATGATAATAAAAACTTAATATTAAATGCTATAGTTAATAAATTAGGATGCCCACAGAGATTCCACTGTGCCGCTGGTGTATCCCTATCATTTATTGTGTTTAATCAAAACACATTTAAAGACAAATCATCAGAAGCAGGAGGATTTCCTGTGTCACCTAGCTCATATATTGTTCCAACTAAAAATTTTACTGGACAAAAAGTATCATTTGATAAAGGAACTGATTGGGACCCTAAAAACAAAACATTAACACAATCAGGTATTAATAAATTTAATCAAGCTAAGAACTTTAAAGGTGGTATATTCACTATAGGAACAGGGGGAGCAGGACATATTGGAATGATATGGTATATAGCTTTAGAAGAACTTAAAGATAAAAAAGGAAATGTTTTAGGACAACGAGGATATTTTTATACTCTTGAATTTAATACATCACCTCAAAATCAAACTACAGGAGGTTCATTGGCTTTTAGAAAACGCTTAATAGGAGGAAATTGGGGATCAAGATCAGGAGGAGATAAACATCCTGTTTGGTTCGGAGATCCAAGTGTATATACAGGCGGAAATTGGGCTATTAATGGCTTAGGTAATGATAATTCTTATCCATTTGGAACTTCTACAGCATACAGTAAACAAATAACTAAATAATGAGCTTTAAAGATATAAAAGAATATGCTGGTGAACAGGTGATAATATCATCTAACCGTCTAGTTTTTAACGCTAGAAAGGATAGTGTACTTATCTCTTCAAACCAATATATCAATCTATCAGCAGGGGATAAAGTAACTATTGATGTCGGAACTGTAGATAGTGATAGTGAGCAAAATATGCTTTTAGTTAATGCTCCTAGAGTACAATTTGGTTTAGATTCTAAAGGTAAAACAATTGAGCCAGTAGCTAAAGCTGACGCTCTAGAAGAAGTATTAAATGATTTAATGGAAGTATTAGAAATATATAGTCAAATGGTATCAGCGGCTGTCCCTCCATTTATCCCAGGTTTACAAGCGGCTCAAACTTATTTAACTACTAATTTTACAAGTATTAAAGCTGATTTAGCTGAAATAGGTAATGTCAAATCAGACACAACATTTACAATTTAATATGGCTAATATACCAAACATATCAAATATTGATCCAACAGCAGCAGCCGCAAAAGCTAATGCTCTCAAGGAGAAAGCTAGTGATATAGCTAAAGAACAAAAAGCTAAACTTGATAAAGCTAAAGATGAAATTAATAAAAAGAAAGATTTAATAAATAAAAGTACTAGTATTGGTACATCTGGGGTTAAGAAAAAAATTATAGCTTTATTAATACCTATATTTCTAAATTTTGTTAGAAAAGAAGGTGTCATAAATGCTATCATTAAAACATTAAAAAAATCATTAAAGAAAAGATTACAAAAAGAAGGTGTACTAAATGTTGTTGGCTTAACATTTATTTTTACTCCTAGAGATTATGCTAAATGGTCTGCTTTTAAAGATAATTTTGATAAAAAAGTTAATAGTGTTAAAACATTAATTAATACTTTAGATAATATTATAACACAATTACAAAATATTTTAGTTATATTAAATGCATCCTTAACAGCTTTACAACTTATTATAACATTATCTAGAGTTAGATTAATAGCAAAACGCGCTAAAATAGCAACTGAATTAGCATTACCAACTCCTTCTAAACCAACTGTAGCTATTGATTTAACTGAAATTGATGCTACTATTGATAAATTAAATAAAGCACAAGAAAAAATTGAAGAGTATCATTTATACATAACTATAGCTCAGTCATATGTGACAATATTTAAATCATTAATTACTAAACTTAAATTTAAAGTTAACCAACTTCAATTAATAATTGTGGATTCTAATACTAACAGTAGTATAACACTAGAACCTATATTAGTTCAACAACCTGAAAAAGATACACCTGAAACTGAATATATATCAGACATAACATATAAATCATATATACTTAAATTAATCACATATCCTGATGGATCAGCACAATATCAAGCATTAGACGCGTTTAGTAAAATGAAAGTTACACAAACTGCGTCTAGTAAAGTTAAAACAACTGATCAATTACTTGATGAAATTAAACAAATACTAGGATAATAAAATATTTATAAACATGAAAGCCGATACATTTATTAAAATATTACGCAAGGTTATACGTGAAGAAGTACAAGCTGTTGTTAGGGAAGAGCTCGGATTAATGCTTGAGGCTCCAGAGCCTAAGCCAGTGGTGGCAGAGACCAAGAAAACCACTGTAAAAAATTCTATGGTTGAATCTATAAAACCTGCCAAACCTACACAGCCTATTAACTCTCCAACGTATACTAATAATAGCTTATTGAATGAGATGTTACAACAAACTGCACAACAAGGTGAATGGCGTTCAATAGCTGAAATGAATTCATCTGATGTTATGGGTGGATTTGGATCTGAACCAGTAGTAGTTAACAGTGTGAGTGAGATGTTTGCTAACACAAGACCAGCTAGTGATATCAATGCTGTTAGAATAGATACTGTACCTGATTTCACAGCGTTAATGAGTAAAATGAAACAAGAAGGACAAATATAATGATTAATAGACCAATATATAGACTCAATCCACAAGATATCGGACAAAAACGAGGTATTGGAATTAGTGTTCTTTTCAATAATGACACTAGTGTATTTAATCAAACTTTCACAACTAAAGAACAAGTAAAATCTAATCTAGTAAACTATATATTAACAAATAAGGGTGAGCGTTTCTTTGATCCAATGTTTGGAGGAAACTTAAGAGCATCATTATTCGAACCAGATACTTCTCTTGATAATATAGCTGCTAGACTAGAAAATGAGATATACGCCTATGTACCTAATATTATTATTAGAAACATAAGTGTTAAAAAATATTCTGACCAAAACATAGTGAATATCATTTTAGATTATTCTATTAATAACCAAGATGATAACTTAGTTTTAAATGTTTCAACAACTGATTTAAGTAAATAATAATGGCAAACGTACCTGATATAAAATATTTTGACAAAGACTTTAGTACACTAAAGCAAGATTTAATTAACTATGCTAGAACATACTTCCAGAACAGTTACATGGACTTCAGTCCTTCTGCTCCTGGTAATATGTTCATTGAAATGGCATCTTATGTAGGTGACATTTTATCATTCTACACTGATACTCAGCTACAAGAAACATTATTATTATACGCTCAAGAAAGAAAAAACATTATTGCTTTAGCATATGCTTTAGGTTACAGACCTAAAGTAACTACAGCTGCTACAGCAACCTTAGATGTGTTTCAATTATTACCATCTGATGGTGCTCCAAACTACAATCCAGATTGGAGATATGTTACTAGATTAGGTAAAAATGCTACTGTTAAATCAATATCCAATCCAAGTATTACATTTGTAACTCAAGATGTTGTTGATTTTGCTTCTTCATCTTCATTTGATCCAACAATAGTAACTATATATCAATATTATACAAATACTAGTAATCCACAATATTACTTACTTAAAAAATCAGTAGAAGCTATTTCAGGACAAGTTAAAACAACTCAGTTTACTTTTAACAATCCTGAACAATTTTCAACTGTCACTATAAATGATTCTAATATTATTCAAGTTTTAGAAATAAAAGATAGTGATAATAATACTTGGTATGAAGTACCATATTTAGCTCAAGATGCTGTATTTGATGAATCGCTTAATCTGCCTGTAAACGAACCTAACTACTATAATGATGATGATAGTGCTCGTTTCTTATTACGTCTTAAAAAAGTTGATAGACGCTTTGTTACTCGCTTTGATGACGATAATAATTTAATATTAGAATTTGGTAGTGGTGTAACATCATCACCAGACGAAGTTATTATCCCAAATCCAGATAATGTAGGTTTAGGTTTAGTAGATGGTGTTAGTAAGATGTTTATGGCTTATGATCCATCAAATTTCATGTACACTAATGAATATGGTGTAGCTCCTTCTAACACAACTTTAACAGTAACTTATTTAACAGGCGGTGGTGTAGAAGCTAATTTACCAAGTGATGATATTGGATTAACAGATACTGTTGATATTAAAATCAATAATTATAATCTAAATTCAACATTAATTAGTACAGTTGAAGGATCAATTAGATTCAATAACCCATCTCCATCATCTGGAGGTGGACCTGGTGAAACAACTGAAGAAATACGTTTACAAGCTTTAGCTAACTTCCCAACTCAAAATAGAAACGTTACTAAAGCTGACTATTTAGTTCGTGCTCTTTCTATGCCTGCTAAATTTGGTTATATAAGTAAGGCTTATGTGACTCAAGATTATTTAGTAGCTAATGACACTGACAGACAAAACTTTATTAACAATAACCCATTAGCATTATCTATTTATATTTTATCAACTAATTTAGATGGTAAATTAACTAGAGCATCTACTGTGGTAAAACAGAATCTAAAAACATACTTATCATACAATAAAATGATGAGTGATGCTATTTTAATTAAAGATGCTTATTTTGTTAATATTAAAGTTAATTTTGATATAACAGTATTACCTGCTTATAACTCACAAGATGTATTAACTAGATGTATTAACACTTTAAAAGATTACTTCGATACATCTAAATGGCAGATAAACCAACCAATTATCATATCAGATGTTTATAATACTATTGGCGCTATTCAAGGTGTTCAATCTGTTATAAAAGTCAGTTTTGATAACTTAACTGGTGGTAACTATTCATCTTACTCATATAACATTAGTTCAGCAACTAAGCAAGGAGTTATTTATCCATCGCTTGATCCAATGATGTTTGAAGTAAGATTTCCTGACATAGATATTTATGGTAGAGTAGTAACTTACTAAAAATTAAAATATGAATTTAGACAAATTAAAAGGACACATTCCTGACAAAGTAATCGCCCAAATCCCAGGAGTAATGGAAAAATTCCAAATCAACACTCCATTACGTTTAGCTCACTTTTTAGCTCAATGTGGTCACGAATCAGGTGGATTTAGACTAACTAAAGAAAACTTAAACTATAGTGCTAAGGGTTTAACAGGTACTTTCAAAAAATATTTCCCAACTGAAGCATCAGCTGCTGCTTACGCTAGACAACCAGAAAAAATTGCCAACAAAGTGTATGGTAACAGAATGGGTAATGGTCCTGAAGCATCAGGTGACGGCGCTAAATTCTGTGGCCGTGGTTATATTCAGTTAACAGGTAAAGATAACTACACAGCGTTTGGTAAATCTATTAATGAAGACTTAACTAAAGATCCAACATCAGTAGCAGACAAATATGCTTTATTATCAGCTGCTTGGTTCTTTAATAAAAATGGTTTGCATAAAATGGCTGATGAAGGCGCTACTGATGCAGTTGTAACTAAAATTACTAAACGTGTTAACGGTGGTACTATTGGATTAGCAGACCGTATCAAACACTTTAAAGAGTATCATCACTTACTAGCTTAATCTCTATAAACATTCCATATTTATACTAGAATAATACTAATATAAATGGGTGTTTATAAAATATTTCCTTCACAGGACACAACAATATACTCAGAGTACAATACTCTAAACGCTGGATTGGATTCTATCTTAGACTTATCTAAGAATGAGTCCAATCTGTATGCTTCATCATCAGTTAGCCGTG